CCCAGGGGCAGAAGTGATTTTTTAACGCTGTTCGACTGGATCGACGCGCTTGAAAGATATGGTTTCAACTATCTGGAGAGAGCGGAATTTATGTTGAACTTTGTGTGGGACGTGACTCTTAACGGATACAACGAGGACCAGATACGCGAATGGATTAGGAATAATCCTGCCCCGGAACCTGGGAGCATACGCGCTCACAACGAAAACGCAACATGGGACGCTGTTACCCCGGACCTAAAAGGGATGGACGCAAACACAGGTTTTGACATGGCTAAAAGTTTTATTATGGGCGCGGCCAGACGACCTGAATCATGGTTCGGCGGGGGCGGCAAGGCTTATCAGACAGAGGCGGATCAGTTCGGCCAGGTGCCCATTAAAGACCTTGATGAGAGACAGCGGCTGTGTAAACACATTGCGAAGCAGCTCTGTCAATTTCAGCTTGACCAGGCCGTTATACATGGCCGGATAAGCGATAAAAAGGCGCAGGCAGGTTTTAATCTTGTGTTCCCGGAGATAAGCAAAAAGGATTTTACAAAACTGGTGAACTCTGTGCCGCAGATGGCTACGGCCTTGATTCTTGCGGAAGATAAAGGCTGGATTACACATGAGACTGCGGCTGGGCTTTTTGCGATGGTGGCAGGGCAGATGGGGATGGAGATTGATGTGGAGGAGGAGTTAAAGACCGCAAAGGGCAAAGCGCAGAGCGCAGAGGGTTTTGATGAGGGGTTGGAGGATTATGCATAATGGAAAATGGTACGGTATACGGTGTATGGTTTACGGTATACGGGAAGGCTTGAAAAGGCTGGATTCCCGCCTTCGCGGGAATGACAGAATTGGTCGCGGGAATGACAGAATTGGTCGCGGGAATGACGAAGACGGGCGGACACAAGGCCCGCCCCTACGGGTATAAAATATCGAATGGATAAACAAAAGGCTGTTGAAAAAAAGATTGATGAGATTTTAAAGGCCGCTGAAAAGGCCGGGAATGTTACTGCCAAAAAGGTGATTAAGGACCTGGCAAACGCGCGTAAAACAGTAGCGGCTGCTGTGGCATCGACTGAGTGGCAGCTTTATCATTTGCCGCAGTTTAAGGCCGCGACGGAAAGGGCTCTGGCAGAGTTTGGCAGGCAGTTTGGCGTTGAGCTGGGCGAGCTGCAGCAGGCGTCCTGGAACTTTGGGATTGACCTTGTTGATGTTCCTCTCCGGAGTATTGGCATTGTGGCCGCCATGCCTGAGATAGATGTTTCGGCGCTTAACGCTTACAGGGAATTCGGGTTGGATAAGGTGCAAGGGCTTACACGCAGCGCGATTGAAAAGATTAACAGTGAGATCTCGATGGGGCTCATGGGCGAGAAGTCGCCGTATGAAGTTATGAAGGCGGTAGGCCGTAATTTAAAAGATAAAGGGGTGTTTAACAGCCTTTTAAAGAGGGCTGAAACAATAGTTAAAAACGAGGCCGGGCGCGCCCTTGAGAAGGCCAGCAGCGATAGAAAGATTGCGGCGGCAAAGGTAGTTCCGGGATTGATGAAGATTTGGCATTACGGGCATATTGCAAAGATGCCCAGACTGGATCACATGGCGGCGGCAAGCAGGTATGCTCCCGGAGGAGACCCCGGGCCGATACCGGTTGATCAGCCGTTTATGGTAGGGGGCGAGGCGTTGATGCATCCGAGAGATCCGGCAGGATCTCCTGAAAATACAATCAACTGCGGTTGCACGAGTTTGTTTTATCATCCCAGGTGGGATGAAATGACGCAGGAATCGCAAAGCAGGGCGGCGTAGAGATAGAAGTTGAGAAGTTAAGACCTTAAACCGTAAACCAATAATAAAGAGGAGGCTTTAAGATGGCGGATGAAAAAAAGAACACAGAAGAAAAAAAGAACAATGATTTGATTGAAGCGGGGCTTAAGGCATACGGAATTGATAAAAAGTATGTGCTCAAGTCACGGATAGACAATGCGACCGGCGAGGCCGTGATTGTGACTGTTGGCGGGGCAAAGGTGAGATACGCCGAGGGTATGGAGGTTAAACCGCTGGACCCGATCCGGGTTGACGGGGTTATTCGGAAAAAAATGAAACCGATTACGGGCGGGAAAAAGAAATAAAGGGCGGACGCATCCGGCGGCGCAATGCTATGCCGGGATAAAAGGCCCGCCCCTACGGGGTGAATGACATAACAGGAGGAACGGAATGCCGGAAATAATTAAGAGATCAAAAGAGGATGTGAGCCTGGATGATGTTCGCCGTCTTATATATGACGCGCTGCAAGATAAATACGATAAAGAGACATGGCTGAATGAGGTTTACGGATCGTATATCGTATACGAAAAGGACGGCAAATATTTTCGCCTTGCGTATTCCATTTTGGACGGCGCTGTCCAGTTTGGGGCCGAATCCTCGGAGGTTGAGCGCGTGTGGGTTGAGACCCGTAGCGCACAGGCGGAGACAGACGAAGAGTTTGAAACGTTGCTCAGGCTCGATCAGGCCCAGGACGCGGAAGGGGCTGCATGGGATGTGACGATATGCGAGCCGGGATTCACAAAAAACGGCTGGTATCTGCCCGAGGATGTGGTTCGCGAGGCGGCTGGATTGTTCGAGGGCGTTGATGTGAACTTGTATGAACTGCCTGACAAAAACGTTGCGACTCATGTATCGGATGATCTCTTTCCCTTAAAAAGCCTGCTGGTAAAAAATAAAGCCGGGTGGATAGATACGGTTCGGTATGTTGCAGGCGAAGGGCTTAAAGGCGTTCTGCACTTTTTGGATAATGCCAAATGGCTTGGGAAAAATATGCTTAAGGCTGTGTCGTCAGGAGCAAGCGCACCTTATGGATTGAGCTACGACTGCCCCACAAGGGCAAAAAAGGATGTTGTAGACGGCAAATCCGTGATCAGGGCCATTAAGTATCTGGCCGCTGATTCGGTGGATATAGTCACGCGCCCGGCAGCGGGCGGAAAATTTAACCGGGCGATAGCAGCCCAAACACAGGAGGATACGGATATGAACAAAGAACAGCTTTTCAGTTTAATTTTGGAAAAGCGCCCGGACCTCCTCACAGGTAAAGAGATTGCCTCTGTTACCGATGAGGAGCTGATAAGCCTGGCGCGTATGGCAATGGATGCCCCCGCAAAACCGGAAGACAAAAAACCGGACGGCGGCAATGAGAACAACACTTTAACCAAGAATGACCTGGACCTTTTCCGGTGCGGCATGGCTCTGGATAAGACCCTGGACGGGAGCGACCTGCCTGAGCATGCAAAAAAGAGAATGCGCTCTCTGTTTAACAACAGGGTTTTTACCCAGGAGGATCTCGACAAAGCCATTGCGGATGAGAAAGATTACCTCGCAAAGATGTCGGTAAATACGCCCGGCGACCCGGTGCGCGGTGATGATCTGCATGTGGGCATCGGCACGATCGAACGCGCTCAGATGGCAATGGATAAGACATTCGGGTTGACAAAGGATGACGCGGTGGAATGCGCCAGACTGAGGCGGCTGGATAATGTGCCGTTTTTTGAGGACATGCGCAGCGTACAGGATATACAGTCCGGTTATGATGATGTGCCTGGATTTCGCGGCCTGCGTGATATGTATGTCTATTTTACCGGCGACAAGGAGATTACAGGCAGGTTCAACCGCAAAAACCTGGCTCCGGACATGAGGGCAATGATGGACATTACCAGCTCAACGTTTACCTATGTGCTAGGCAACACTATGGGACGCAGGCTGGTAAGAGATTACAGGGCCATGAATTTCATGGAGAATTTGCTGATCTCCATAAAAAAACCGGTCAGGGATTTTCGTCAGCAGGAGGCCGTGCTCGTGGGCGGATTCTCCGATCTTGCCGATGTTGACCCGGAAGCCGCAGATTACGCGGAGTTCGCGGCAGTGACAGATGAGGAGAGCACATACACGATAGGTCAGAAGGGTAATTTGCTCACAATTACCCGGAAAACCATTGTGAATGATGACCTCTCCATAGTTATGAGACTGCTGAGGGGAATAACCAGGGCAACAAGGCGCACCCACGGAAAGTATGTGTGGAACATGTTTATTAATAACGATGCATGCACGGACGGAACTGCATGGTTTACAAGCGGGCATGGGAATCTAGGCGCAGCAGCGTTAACCCATGCTACAGCCCTGATAGCATATAAGGCAATCGGCAGCTTTACGGAAAAGGACTCCGGCGAACCCCTGGGACTGCTTGCAGACAGATCTGTTAAACCTAACCTGGTTGGCCCGATCGATATAATGGAGACAATGGAGCAGATCGAGACTGAGGAATTTTATTATTCCACAAACGATCTTACTGACAAGGTGCCTAACCCGCTCAGGAATAAAGTGGTTCATCATGTTAATCCGCTTTTTACTGACGCGGATGACTGGGGACTGCTTCTGCCGCCCGATGTGGTTGACATGATCGAAATGGGGTATCTGAACGGGCGGGAAGAGCCTGAGATTTTTGTGGCGGATACGCCCCAGAGCGAACAGGTTTTTGTGGCAGACAAGATCCGCCATAAGATTCGCCATGAGTATGCCGGCACCCCGATCGATTTCAGATCCGGTTATAAGGCGGAGGTGTAATAAAGGCCGGTATATGGTTTAAGGTATACGGTTTACGGTAAAAACAAAGGGCGGATTTTCGGTGTAGGCATCGGGGCCGCCCATGCAGATTAAAACATTAACAAAGGAGGATTTATTATGATTACAAAAAGATTTAAAGCGCTGGGGCTGATGGCATTAATGGCCGTTATGCTTTTTGTGCTGACAGTCCCGCAGGCTATGGCCGCGTACAGCGTTAAACAGGTGTTTACACGTATAAGCGGGACTGCAGGTGAGACGCTGACTACCGGCCAACTGGTTATGATCAAAGATTCAGACGGCGAGGCATACAAAGCTGACGCGAACGACAGCGCTCTTATACCGGCTATAGGCATTGTGGGAAGCAAGGCTGGGGGTGACGGCGAATCCATCGAGATTATCATCAAAGGCGTGGTAACCGGATGGAGCTCTCTGACCGAGGGACAGCCGGGGTATCTCTCAGACACGGCAGGTGCGGTAAGTCAGACCGTGTCTACGACATGGCAGCAGCAGGTAGCAACCGCCATTAATACAACCGATTATTTGTTTGATTTTGCACCCAAAATAGACGCGGAGCTAAACGCCCTGGCCGGGCTCACGAGCGCGGCAAATAAAATACCGTATTTTACGGGCTCGGGCAGCGCTGGGGTGATTTCATCTTCGGCCAATATGGTTTCTCTGTTGGGATCTGCTGATTATTCTGCCGCGCGGACTAATCTGGGACTTGCAATCGGCACAAATGTGCAGGCGTATGACGCGGAGCTTGCTGCTCTGGCCGGGCTCACCTTTGCCGATAATAAGATGATTCTGGGTACTGGCGCGGGGACAATAGACACTGCGGACTGCACTGTATTTGCACAGTCAATTCTTGACGATACGGATGAGGCGACATTTAAAGCCACCGTGAACCTGGAACCAGGAACGGATGTACAGGCATATGACGCGGAGCTTGCGGCACTGGCCGCGCTCACCTTTGCCGATGACAAGATAATTTTGGGCACGGGCGCGGGGACAATAGCGACCGCCGATTGCTCCGTATTTGCCCAGTCGATTCTTGACGATGCGGATGAGGCGACATTCAAGGCAACCGTGAACCTGGAATCGGGAACGGATGTGCAGGCGTATGACGCGGATCTGACCACATATGCCGGTATCACTCCGACAGCAGCCGCACAGACAGCCCTGGGAAATGCCGCTGATGGAATTGTGCTATCTCAGAGGCATCGGGTTTTAGTAGCCGAAATTAATGCAGGGCATACGATACTGCCGGCAATAACGGGCAAGAGCTATCGCATCATCGATTTTGTGGCGATTGCCTATGGCGGAGCCGTGGGAACCACAACGACCGTTGACATACTGGGGACACAGTCTGCCGGAGGCG